ATAAATCTGAACCTGAAGAAGTTTCATTCATTACATCAGTTGCAACTAATACACAACCACCTCTTCTATTTCCATATGATTTAGGAACCCAAGCTTTTTCTCCAATAGCTGTTGCTAATTGTCCTGTATCTGGAACACTTGGATCTCCTACTGGATTATTTGGAGTAGGTTTTCCTTGAATAGCTTTTCCTAATGTGTAACCTAATGCAGCACCTCTAATAGCACCAGCAGGTCCTCCAGTTGCAAAGCCAACAAATGCACCTACAACCGCTCCTACTATTGGTGCAACTTTCTTTACAACTTTACTCATTATTTATTTTCTCCATATCTTGTGTTTATCGGAAATTATAATATCCCTACTTATTATTAATTGATTTGATTTTTGATCCCATTGTCGAGTTAATCCAATACCAACATAAGTTATAGAATCTAAACAATATATAATATCATTTATATATTTTCTTTTTTTAATTAAAAAATCTCCAGGAAGTATTCTATCATTTACTTCCTTATATCCGTATAATTTTAAATACTTTTCAAAATTACCATATTTTTTTATTAACTTTTTAATACCTAAAAAATTATTACATGTATTTAAATCATTAATAATTTCTTTTACTTCTTTATTTAAATGATGATCAGAATATAAAATATCTAATATATTTAAACCCATACTATTACATTCAATACCAGGTTTAAATTTTAATCCATTAATAGATTTAAAATACTCAACTAATTTATTATTCATAATTTTAACCTTCTTTAAATGTTTTGAAGAATTCAGCATTAGAAGCATTTCTAAAAAATCCATCATTAGGATCTTTAGACCTTAAATAAGAATCTGCTGTTCTAACACCTGATATTTGATTTATATTTTCCCAAGTTTTAACTAATGATAAATTAATAGTATTACCACCATTTTTAGGACTTATAGTTTGACTGGCTCCATCAATTTTAAATTTACCACCTCTTAATGGACCTAATAATATATTGCCATCTTTAACAAATACTAATCTTATAGTTACAAACCCACCTATATGTTTATCAGTTTGAATTGATTCTCTCAATAATGGTGTATAACCAGATAATGTTAACCCTCCACCTGGAGCACCATCATGTATTTGAATATCAGCAGATTGTTTTGATGAATCTATTTTAATTAAACTAGAATTTGCTTGATATGTTACAGAAGTTGTAGAAGCATTACCATAATAACCTTCAGGTATAATTAAATCTTTATCATAAGTAGTTAATCTAGTAATTTTATCATCATTATATTTAATATCAATTACAAAAACTAAATTAAATAATTCTTGTATTTCATCAAAATAAACTTCTTTAGTTAATGTATATGATTGACCATCAACTGTTGTAGTTCTAAATGTAATATTTTCATCATATTCATATTGTAATGGTAATGTACCTTTTAATACATCTAAACTTCTAGCAATTTGTAAAGCATTTTTTCTAGGAAATATATTTTCTTGTACATTTTTATAATATAACCCATTAGCAGAAATACTTTTTAAAGATGAATCATAAGTTGGTCTAGCACCACCACCTACTTTAGATGATGTAGCACTATTAGAAATTGCTTCTAAATTTATTTTAAGTTCACCATTAAATACTTGAGAAAGTACTACAGTTGAAACAGAATTAGCAAAGGCTTGACTTGGATTCATTTTATAGTTCCTCTACTAATTTAAATCTATAAGTTTTCATTTGTGTACCATCAGCTAATAAATAAGATGAAGTTGAATTAAATTCACCATCAATTAATCTAAATTTACCAATTAAATCTTTATGATAAACTTTAGATTTAGCTGAAACAGATCTACCTTTTCTAATAACATCGGTATCTCCAATTATATCAGGATTATCAACTGTAAGTATATTTCCAGTTATATTAGTAATTAAAGTTCCCATTGGTTCAATTGTTCCTAATGTAACTGATGTATTAACAGCAGAAACATTATTAGCAGTTAATTGACTAGCATATAAACCCGGATTAACTACATACCAAGTTCCATTAGTTCCTAATGTATTAGTTTGTGGTGTTGTGCTATTTAATTGTCTAAAATACATCCAAGAAACATTTGGATTTTTAGGATCTCTAAACCCTATATGCCAACCACCTTGTGTTGATGTTGGATCATATCTATTCCATAAATAAATTTCTGCATCATCTTTTTTATATATTGCAGAACCTGGAACAGGACCATAAACAGTATTTTCAGGATCATATATTGTAGTTCTAAATACAAATGATAAATAATCTACATGGTAAACTTGAGTATATGAACCATTAAATTGAGTGGCATAAGAATGACCCGAAGTTGTTATTGTTACAGTTTTAAGATCATTACCTATTATTGAATCTCCAACTGATAAACCGTTTACATAATTAAGTCTTACTTTATGTTCTAATCTATCAATACCAGTTACTGTTAAATTATTAACTGTTGCATCTGAACCTACAAACACTTCAGCATTTGCTACATAACCACCATTAAGTAATTCTAATGGTGTAGCATCTAATGTAACTGTTTCATTATCATAATTAACATTTAATACTTCATAACCTTGAGATGTATTAGTGTTTGAAATTGATATTCTTTCTCCTACAGTAATATCTTCAGAATTATTTAAAGTTAATACATTGTTTGAAATTGATACAATTCTATAACCTGTAAAATATTCAGATACTAAATATATTTCAGCATTTGCTAAAAATGTTGCAGGAATAGAATCTAATGTAACTGAATTATCATCATTTACAGCAGTTACTGTAGCTGTTTTATAACTGTAGTATGCTGTATTATCACTAGTTAATTTACTTCCAACTTTAATATTATACATTGTTTGAAGATATACTTTACTTGCTCCAGAATTTACAGAAACAATATCATAACCAGTTCCAGAAGCACTAACAGTTCCACCAATTACTTTTCTAATAGATGAAGTTGAACTATTAATTATTGAAGATATAGTTGAGGGAACTACACCAACTTCTAAAGTTATATAATTAAATTCAGTATTAACAACTGCAATTTTATAAATTTTACTAGTATTAACAGAACTAGCACTGTTTAAATCTGCAGTTATATAATCACCTATATTTAATCCTGCATCAGAATCTAAATATATATTATTTCCAATTATAGATGTTACCACATATCTAATAGGAGATAGCCCTCTACTTCTATAAATTAAATCTCCAACAGACCATCCTAAACTTGTAGGACTATTAGGAGATGAAGAATCAAATGTTAATATTTTAGTAGGTATATTTATATCAGTAACTAATAAATCTGTATTATTAATTGTTTTAGCCATAGAATATCCTGGTAATGTAGCTAAATCATCTAAATTTTCTAATGTAACTTTTTTAGCAGGAGGAGTAACAACCCTTGTGCCAATTTGAACATTTGTTAAATTAGTATAAACACCATCTGTAGCAGTTCCAAATTGAATATTACCAACAAGAGATCCTGTAACACCATTATTATTTTTAGTTACTGACCATAAATTAGATGTAACTATTTCAGGTTGAGCAGAAGTTAATGTTAAAGTTTTATTAGCATAATTAATTGTACTATTATAATTAATAGGAATTTCTGTATTAGTATCTATTGCTAATTTAAATGCATTTAATACATCAACATAATCACTACTATAAGATGCTTCATAATAAATATAATGATTATATTCTGCAGTTCCAGATGTTGTTGGTAAACCTGTTGGAGCAACATAAGTATTTAATAATAATCTATTAGTTGGTGTTGTTGTATATGTAACTCCTGTAATTCTATTACCATAATTAGGTGCAGTATTACTTGTTAATCCACCTATATAATAAACTCCACCATCATTTAATTTTGATTGTAAATTAGTTAATAAAGTAGCATTTGCACCTACACTTTGAACAATAGTTTTAGAAGTTCCAGTATCATAATAAACAGAATAATTAGAACTTAAATTTAATAATACATCATTAGCATCAGTTGCTAAAGTAGGTTGTGAAAAACTAGTAAATGTTCTAACAATATTACCTTGTGGATCTTTTATACTATAAGTTGAAGATGTACCTGTACCAGAAACACCATCTGTTGATAATATATTATAATAAGGAGTAGCACCTGTTTGAATTAACATTGAAAATGAAGGAATAATATTTACATCTGTTCCTAAATTAATACTAATTTTACTAGTAGCTGGAACAACTTCTAATATATTAGTACCTGAAGTAGAAGTGAATGTATTACCAGGAACTCTACAATATGGTTGAAATCCGCTACCTATAGGATAAAAAGGACCTGTGGTTGTAAATATTGATCCTCCTATAGAAAATTGAGTTCCAATAGGATATTTATTATTAAGTTGTGCAACATCACTTTCAGACAGAGTAGAATATGGACTTCTAGAAACATTAATATACGGTTGACTTGTATTATTACCGTTTATTGTCATATTGAATGTAGTACTACCAATTGTATATGATGCTGGAGTTGTAGTAGCAGCAGTTCCAGATGTAATAACATTATTCCAAGTAAAATTAGAATTTAAATTAACTATTGCATTTCCTATTTGATTTAATATTGATGAATAATTAGAATTTGCAGATATACTATAGTTAGTTAATTGTGATGTATAAATTGTATTTGCTGTATCTGGATCAAATGTAAATGATAAATTACCTGATGATAATGTACCTTGTTTTATTGAAGCAACATTATTAAAATAATTACCATCTGCTAAAGGATTATATTCACATGAATAAGTTTTAATTTTAATATAAGAATAAAATACATTATTTAGTGTAATAGAATTATATCTATTAGCATATTGACCATTTAAATAAATTCTATGATTAATAGGATTTATTGAAGTTATTTTACAACTTTCTATATCCATAAGTCCATGAACATTAGAAGATTGACTTGAATCTAAAGATTGAAAAGTTCCTGGAACATAATACCATTCCTCTCCAGAAGGTCTAACATCCCATACACTTTTTAATGCTTGTAAATCAGTTAAATAACTAGTTGAACCAGACCTTTTATACATTGTAGTTAAATTACTACTAGTATCTTCATTTATTATTATATACGCATTAGATGAAGAATTTGCACCTGGATAATAAGAACCAAATTGATTAAAAGCCAAAAATTGTGTTATAGATGTATCTATTGTAGTAGTTGTAGGATAATTAATATATATTGAATTATCAGGATTATTTAAAAATCTAAAAGTACCACCATTACCGGTTATATTTGTTCCAAAATTAAAATTTATAGAAGAACTGCTTATTACATTTAAAGCTGTTGTACTTGAATAACCAATTTTTCTCCAAGTTGGTGTCATATATTGAGTAGTTGCTGGACTAACAGTATTTTGAATTCCAAATATTTGCTCATAAAAAGACCATGCAATACTATTATTTGAATTAGAAGAAGAAATAGTATTAAAAGTCCATTGAGTAGCATTTGTTGCATCATATCCTGAAGTATTTGGATCTATTTTTATATGTAAAGCATGACTAGTACCTCCACCTCCTCCACTCGTAACATTTAAATTAACCATATACATATAAATACCATAACCAGATGTATCCCTATAAATATTCTTTGTATCTGCTAATGAAGCAAATCTTGCAGATGTATTTATATTATTAAATTGATTTAAAGATGTATTATTTAATCCTGAAGCATTAAATGTAGTTGAACTGATTCTTTCAAAAGTTAATGAATCTAAATTATAAGAAGTTGTAGAATTTAAGTTAATGGTTAATCCTGTAGTTTTTATTTTTAATGTTGGAACATAATTATTTGTTTCACCATTGTTATTTATATATGCAGATATAGGTGAAGAAGATACATTATATTGTTTTTTAGTAAAATATAAATAATTACCATTAATATCTGTTGATGATGTATTATCAGTAACATTAAATGATGTATTTGTTGTAACTGAATTAATTATATCAGCAGTAATAGTAGAACTTGAAGCAGAATTATTAAAACTATTTGAATATATTCTTGTTTTAATATTTGTTCCTGAAGATAAATTATAAATATCATTTTGAGTTAAAGCTGAACTTAATGTAAATGTATTTGTAGATGAATTATATGAAGAATAACTTAAACGCTTATTAAGTTCTGTTTTAAAAGTTTGATTCCAATTTGAACTAACATCAAAATAATATGCTGTACTTGCACTTGTAGGAAATGAAGCAGTTGAAGTTGTAAAATAACTTTGTGAAAAAACATAAGTAGGCACATACATTGCATAAGGCGAACTATAAATCGTTGACATTGTAATATTTGCTGCAGGTGGTGCTACAAAAGAATGATTTACTATAGTTGATCCATTATAATATTTAATTGTATATGTTATTCCTTCTTTTAAATCTGGTAAATATGTACTTGCTACAGTTCCTGATGAAAATACAGCAGAACTAGGTTGTAAACCAATTCTTATATCAGTTCCTGATTTATACATAACAACATAATAAGCCATTGTGGTAGATGATATAGCTGTTTTATAATTTCCCATATATTCATTATTAGGAACACTTAAAAGTTCTCCTGAACTAAATATATCACTTTCATCTACATCTGGTTCAATAACCAAAGAAGTACTTCCAACTGTTGGAGTATTTAAAACTTTACCTACACCAGCAAATAATTTAATATCAGTATTAACACTTGAACTAATATTTGCAGTTCCTGGTAAATATGCTAATTTTTGTGATTCATAACTTGGAGTTGTATTTGCTCCGGAATTAGCAGTTTCACTTAAATAAATATCTAATTGTTCATTAGAACCTGGACGTCTAATATTAGATCTATTTCCTGTTAATGTTAATGCTTGTATATTTGGTGTACCGCTAATAGTTACACTATCATCAATATTAGTTATTTTATATCCAATATTTTGATCTAAACTTAATAATCCAGCAGTAGCAAAATTATAATTAGAATAATTAATATATCCATTTCCAGTTATAAATGAATATGAAGTTGTGCCATTAAGTGTATATGTATAAGTTGTTACTTGAGCAGTTACATCATAAACATAATTATTACCTGAATAAGATACTAATGGACTTACTAATCCAGTATTTAAAGTTAATCTAGTTTGTGCTGTATTATTATTTTGTATATTAATAACACCTTGTTCAATTTTAATAATTTGATATAATTTACTTAATTGAGTTCCACTTCTATCTTGGAATTGAATCCAAGAACCTACTGCTACTTTTAAATTAACACCAGATTCTTCTACAAATATTGTTTTACTTCCTATTGGATAATTACCGATAGCTACATTCATTTTAGTTGATGATGTGCTAATAGGTTTAAATACTGTTAATTGATCTAATGGTAAATCTATTAAACCATAATTTCTAATTTCATTTATAAATGCTTGAAACCCTTTATCTTCTAATTCAGTTAATGGAAATGTTTTAAGATCAACAACCATATTATGTTGTTCACCTAATACCACTTCTCTTTTTCCAGATAATGATGTAATATCTGATACTACTGTATTAGATGTATCTACATTAACATCTTGAAATTTAATTGTACTTGGAAAAGTAGTCATTTCTTATTTATTCCTTTCACTTTGTAAAATTGAGTTAACTGTTTCAGCATTAGTTCTAATAGCAGAAATTAATGCAGTATTTAAATCATTAGTATTTAAATTTTGTGTTATATAAGTTGTATATGATTGTCCACCACCAGTTCCAGATTCACCTCTTGGTATAACTGTTTCTCCAGGAGTTAATAATGCAGGAACTCTATCTGTATATGGAGCACCACCTGGAACTACTCCACCTTTATTAAAAGTAAAGAAATCAGTAACAGTTGATAAATCAAATCCACCACCTCCACCTGATCCACTAAATATATTACCTATATTACTAAAGAAATCTCCGCTAGAACTAAATACATTACTAATTGAACTTCCAATATCACTAAATATACCAGTTAAATTACTCCATATATTAGATAAACTAAGTGAAGCATTTGTTTGTTCTTTAATACCTTCAGTTATTTCTTTATTTGCTTGTTTTCTTTTTTCACTTAATTGATCAAATACTTTTTCAACACCTAATTGAATTGTTTGTCTTATTATTTGTTCAATAATACTATTTAATAATGCTTTAGCTGAACCTAAAATACTTTTCATTAAACCATCACCTTCTCTCATTCCTCTTAACCATGAATCAGAAATTGTATCTCCAATTCTTCTAGAATCTATATTTAATTGATCAAATATTTTTCTTAATTGAGTTGCTGTATCAATTGTTGTTTTAGGTATAATATCTTTTTGATCTCTTGTAATAGTATCTGAAGGTATTTTGTTAACTTGTGTATCTGCTGGAGTTTCAATTTTAATATCAGTAGTACCACCTAATGATTCTTCTACAGTTTTTCCTAATTCTTCTATAGATTCTCTAGCTTTGTCAGCTTGTTCTTTTACTACACTAAATACATCTTTACCACCTAATTTTCGTGATATGGCATTTACAAATATTTTAAGTTTATCTAATCCAACATCTAATACTTCAATAAATTTTTCAATTTCTTTTCTCCATATTACAAATGCAGCAACTATTCCAGTTATAACTACAGCTAAAGTACCTATTGGACTAAATGCCCATGCTAAATTAAACAATTTAACTAAACCAGTAACTTGAGCAATTGTTGCACCAAAACTTGTAAATGCTGCAAATATACCTAAAACTTTATTAGCTACATCAAGTGCAAGAAATATACCTATTACAGCAACAATTTTATCAAAATTTTCTATTACAAGTCTTATACCCTTTTCTAATTCTTTAAAACCTTCTAAAATTTTACCACCTAATGCACGTCCAAATTCTTCTAATTGATCATTACTATATCCAAACTCTTTTTGTAATCTTGTTACTTGTTGTGTTAAACCTTCAATAACTACAGCACCAGCTGCTTGTTTTACTTTATTAAATGAATTTTCTATTTGTGCAACTTGACCAGCTAATGTATTTTTAAAAACATCAACTGAACCTGATAATCTTCCGCCATTACTAAATGTATTTTGAAATGCTTCTCTAACTTGGTATAAAGGTAAATCTACACCTTTTTGAAGTCCCAATGCATTTTGTATTTGTAAATCTTTAAATCTTCTTGATGATTCAATACCACTTGTAAAAGATTTCTGTAAACCATCAGCAGCTTCTTCAAAAGGTATTTGATATCGAGAAGCAATTCTTCCAGCTATTTCTAAGTTAGTTGCTAATTCTGCTGGTGTATTTGAGATTGCTCTAAGATCATTAAATGCAGCAGATATTTGTGAAATAGAATAAGGTGTTTTTTGTGCATATTGATTAATATAATTAAATGCCCTTGCACCTTCAGCAACAGTTTTAAAGGAAGATTCTAATCTTGTTTTAAAAGTTTGTGTTTCTAAACCTACATTAACAATTGATTTTGCAAATTTATATGTTTCATATGCTGCAAAACCAAATCCAGCAGCAGCAGCAATTCTAACTGCATTACCAAAATTTTCAATAGTTTGTCTACCACGTTCAGCAGAATTATTAAAAGTTCTTAATGCTCTATCTGCAATAGATGTAGATGAACCTATTTGATTTAATGATTTATTTAAATTATCAACTTGAGCCGCTCCTGTTACATTTGCATTTATCTCAAGTTTTATTGCCATTTATGCTTCTTAGGGGGAGTTTAATTAGGATGAACACCTAATTTATTTTCGGTTGGATTTAGTTATTTATTGTTTCTACTCTTACTTCGTCAAAATAACGACTGAAAGCAGCTTCAATAAATTTTGTAGGGGCTTGTTTTGACGAACCGTCATTTAAAAATTCAATATATGTGGTTCCATTTGTAACAATTATTTTAGTAGGTTTATCTTTTTCTACTAATATAGTTGCAGATTCGCCAAATGTTGAATCAATATATTTTTCTTCGTAACCTATATACCAGGAATTTCTTGCTCTACCAGTGTCCACAGGGGTTAATAATTTTACATCCGCTAGGGCTTGTAATGCGCGAGAGCGTAAAATTCTTTCTTGTTCTTTTAAAGTTTTTTTATTAAATTGATCTGTTTCCAATTTTAAATTAGAAACTTTAACACCTACACTAGCCATGAATTTGATTTAGTTGTTGTTTTGTTTTTACAATTTATTGAATAAGATTTACCTTTATTCCAAGGTATTCTACCTTTCATAGATTCACTTAATTTTATTTTAGTTTTTTCTGAATGTTTTTTACCTAATCTATTTTTAATACCTAAACAACGTTTATTATTAATTAAAGATTTACTAACTTTAATTTTATGATTTTTAGAAAGTTTTTTACCTAACCACCAAGACATTGGCATACCATTAGCTTGATTTAAAAAATCTTTTCTTCTAATAGCTTTAATTCTAGTTATAACTTTAGATTCCCATTCTCTAGCTTGTTCTGGTGTATCAAAAGTTTTTCTAACTTCATAACTAAATGACTTTTTACCATATCTTTTAATTAAGCCTTTAACCTTTTCAGATGATGTAAAATATGTTTTCCACAGATCACTAGGATCACAACCTATAGCTGTTCTAACACCATAATAGCATCTGTTACTAGGTATATGTTTAATTAAGTATGTATATGGTTTCATTTGTTTTTCCGCTAATGCTTCTATAACGAGTACTTAATTAAATACTATACCTTTGTATTAATCTTATCAGTTGAACCTATAGCTTTTGATTGAAGTATATCAATAAAATTTTTAGCTTTTTGAATATGATTTTTATTATTCTCTTGCATTATAGCTAATGAAGGGAAGTAATCATTAATCTTAAGTTTAGATTTACCCTGATAAGTAGTTTGCATTATTAATGATGTTCTAAAATCATCTTGCCAACCATAAGGTCTCTTTTTGAAATATTCTAACCATCCTGTATATTCATAAGAGGACATATTGTAAAGTTCGTCTAGAGTTAAGCCTAATTGAAAGGCTATATCAAATTCTAGAAACTCTACTTTCCCAATGTATCACCAGTGTCGTCTTTAGCTATAAGATTATTAAATTTTAAAATCTCGTTTGATAAATCAGTTAAAGCACTAATCGGAAACTTTTCAAAGTCTTTATCCGTCATATCTTCAGCACCTACTACAGCAGATTTAAATATAGAAGTTAATGTACCAACATTTGATAATACACTATTTTTATTTGCTTTACCTTTTTCTAAAGATACTTGTAGGTCTTTAATTGCTTTAACAGTCAATTGTTTAATTTCCACTTCTTGATTTAAGAATGGAACTTTTTTAGTTATATCTATTATTTTTATATGTTTCATTTTTATTCTCCTTGTTTATTATTATTTTGATATAGATGTTGATTCATTTTTTCGAAATCTTCATGTAGGTTACGAATTTTATGTAACACATCTAATGTTTCAAATACTTCTTGTTTATTTGGAACGTCTTTTAATCTATCATAAGTTTTACGAATTGAATTATCAATTGCTTTTTTAATATGCAAAGAAGTTATTCTTAATACGTAAAATTTATTAAAAGGTTTATTATCTTTATTATCAGTCATTTTATTATCCTATTTTATTATTATATTAATTGTGGGGCAGAATTAACCACCCCACAGAATTTATTTACAACTATTATGCAGTTGTGTAAGGTCCGAAATAATCACCCGCAGTTGACAAAGCCATAGTAGCTTGGTTAGCATCACTTAAAGATGGAGTTATTTGGAACGAAGCAAACTTACCTCTAACGTAAAAATCAGTATGTTCCGTACCAGCTACTAATGTAGCAGGAAGAGGAGCATTAGCTAATCTTATTCTAAAGATATAAGTTATGCCATTTCCAGCAAGAGCCTGAATCGCATTATGTAAACTTGGAACATAATTAACTGTGAACTCTAAAGTTGGAGCGTCAGCTTGTCCAGCAATTTGTGAAGATTGCTTTTGACCATACGCAGGTACGTTTACGATATTAGCAGGTGCTAAAAATGCAGGGAAATCCCTAACATTTGGAATAGCTGTCATTGTTAATGCTAAAAATTCTGATGAAGTATCAGCTCCAGCATCGTCAACAACATAAGCTAAACTAGTATATATACCAGCGCCTATTGAACTTATTTGTGCCATTTTT